CGGGAGATGCACTGCCAAATGCATCTCCCTTAACAAACTCAATCAGCAAACCCCCTTTCGGGGGCAAGCCGAAAGAGATGTTAAGAAGAGTTACAAGCTCTCCACTCGGTACTGACGTTCACACCGTTGGTACTGAAGATGGAAGAGCAGCTCTCCCTCCGGGAACAAAATCCCGAATCCCCATTAAAACGGGGATCTCCACCCAAGCTTGATGCTGACGTGCTTGGGGCGTCCAGAACGCTCTAAGTGCGACTCATCATCGGCTGGCGGGCCAATGATATTGGTTTCACGCGAACCCAGTATTTGCGGCTCGAACCTATCATCACTTAAGAATGATAGGTGAGGCTGATGCCTTTTTCGTGATTCCATTCTATGGAGGCACTTAAGAAGGGCACCTGCTCCGTCAAGTGGATCTTTCGGGAGCTTGGCCTGCACGTAGTAGCCTCTGACTAAGGGGCTGTGCAGTGTAGGGTGAATGCGCTCGGTTTGATACCCGAGAGCAGTCTCCCTGCCCAACAGTGGAGAAGTTGGCTCTACATCCGGAAAATGTTTAATCAATTTCCGAATGCGATTGTCCAACATCGCACAGCTTTGCCAGTATCCAGCCCAATAGAGCTGATTACGAAGCGAAACTAGCGAATTAACTCCACTCGCATCCTGCCGTCGTGTCGGGAAAACTTGCCTGACCTTGACGATTGAAACGTCATGGCCATTAAAGTACTCCCGTCCGCAAGACTCCCTGAACCTTCCGGTCCAGAAGGACTTGCTTCTATTGACTTGAAACCCAAAAGTTTCAAGCCTAGAAACGACGGACAGCACGTGTCTAGTGGGGACGATAATATCGTCGCCAAAGACGCGCACCCGTCGACTGAAAGCCTTAAAGGACTTTCGGTCGCAAAGCGGAGCGCTTAGTTCCCTGCTTATTCCCATGAAAGCTAAGGTCGTAAAGACCATAGCCTCGAAGGGAAAGCAGAGAGCTGAACCCATAGACGCGAACTTGGCCAAACGGATAACTCCGTGACCAGGTACATCAGCCTTCCGGGATCGTGATGCCTGAACCATCTCTAGCAGATAGGGATGGTTCCGCAACATGAGCCGTACATGCTGATTCGAAACACGATCGGATGCCTCACTTAGATCAAGTGTGGCGAGATCACCGCTAAGTGATCCCAATCTGGCCAGGTGCCTGTTAGGCTCCTGGTCATCAAATCCGATAACGCGAGAAAGGAAGTCATCCTTTCGAAACGCGTCGAGCAAACTGCGAAGAACTGCCTGCTGTGCATATTGCATAGCAGTAGGCTCTATCGCAATTATGCGAGGTGTTTTGAGCGTTTTAGGAACAGTAATAACCCTAACGGGGTATTCCTGTCCGGGTTCGAGGATGTCAACCTCGTCCAATTGATCATAAAATGACCAATTGGGAAGAGCATACTCTCCGTAAGGAAAGATACTCTCGAGGCGAGATGGCCAGGCACGCTGATTCCACTTCTCATTAGATGAGAGGCGGTCAGCGGTAGCGCCTGGACCATGCTTTGGTAGCAAGTTACCTTCGTAGATATCTCTATCCACCTTGGTAAACAAGCTAGCAAAAAGCAAGTCAGACATTTTGCAAAACTCCTCCTTATCTCTAAGGAAGAGTTCAGCATCTGACTTCTTGACATCCTGCTCACACTGGATGTACTCAGTCATCGCATTACGTTCCCTACGGACAGACACGACCTTATTACTAAGGACGGGGCTGCCACGAGAGTTACCCGGTAACCGGGACTCTCTGGGAAGAGCAATCTTGCTAAACATCAGCGTAAGCTGACGTAGAGCAATTACTGCTTCGATGTCTGGATCATCCAGAAGCGCGCCACTACATGGGTTGAACACACGGGTCAGGAAACCTCCTAGAAATAGGGGGAGACCTGTACGATGATCCCACCGAAAGGCGGGAGCATCGGATTTGGGCCCGACTTGACCATCGTCTAGCCATTTTTGGATGGCTTTTCCATAGTCAGCCAGGGTTATCGCTAAAAACGATAACCCCTCGTGTTCTACCCGACGCTCGACAGTTGTTATGTCGCGCGTGGCGCTTGTGCAGCATCGCATAGCCATTTCCATGGCTATGCTGGACCAGAGTGACATCAGGCTTTTCATAGATCCCTCCTAATATGAGGTGGTCTATCCTTAGCCAAGTCATGTCAACGAGATAGCGGGTAGTCGTTTAAGACATACCATAATGCTACCTCAACTAGTCGCGTTATTAACGTCAAGAGAACTACGAAAAACGCAGCAGCCTTAGGGCTGACGCGAATTTCTATGTAGAACTCATGAGCGTCTCCTCCTCTCCCATCTGATCGATGGGTGGAGGATCGTCGGGGGGCGACTGGGCCATTTCCTTTAGGATCCTTATTGTGATCCTTATCAGGAAATTCCCAATCATCACCTCCGCGATTCGCGTGACTATTGCTCGATCCCATTCTACCATGGAAGGAATCTCGGGTAAACCCCGTCAAGGGTCGACCTAAGACTCCCCTCCAAGGAGCTTGGAAATGAGCAAGTCCGAGCTAGCGCTATACTGGGTTTTGAAGCCAGTGTAGACAGCTAGCGCCTCGGTCGCGGTATACCCCGCCGGCGGCAAGTCAAAGACCATGTACAAAGACATGGACACTTTGACATTGTCCGACGGCTTGAAGGGGTCCGCGGCGAGCTTGGACGTATCGAGCCTCAACATCCGGCGAGTCCGCTTCCCATATTTGTGGGAGGCGGTCAAGCTGGTGAGGCCGTCACCGCTCGTGTATTCCGAAATGTCCTCACCCACGCTAACGCGCGGAAGGGGCAAAGCGGCTGCAGGAGCTATGGTGATGGTCTGAGGATCGGCGAATGACATGGCATCACTCCTAGGAGTAGGGTCTCTACTCCCTTTGGCGTTTTGGACACAAATACAGCTATTTGTGGCCGCGTTTGGTTATACCTAGCGCAGCCAAAATGGACTGTTGTTGGGAATTTAACTGTTCCCAAGTTAGTCCGAACCCATAAGGGTTAGCCTTCCTACGAATCTTAGTCTCATTGACTAGATGAATAGGATACGGGGATGATGGTCCGAACTTTAAGTTCGTTCCACCAACCCAGTAGTACATGTCGGTAACAATTGAATGTTCCATCATGTACCCATAAGGCATTACAAGACCGTATTTAATATGGTCTTCAAGGTTGGAAATCACGTCTCCCAACGATGAAACCCAATCTACGGCCCAGCTCCACGGTGCAAGGTTATAAAGAGTAGATGGAGTAAGCTCAACACCTAAAAGGTGATCAGCTTGCTCGGATAGAACGTCAAGGCGATTAGCCGTGTACGGATCTATCCCTAGATGGTACGTAAACGCACCAGCAAACCATCTCTTCTTTGTAGTCGTCCTTCGACGACGAACCTTGCCGCCAAGGTAAGCCCAATTATAGTACATCTCTAACCCCGAACTCGTAGTATACGGGCTCGTAAGGTTTTGAAGTACTTGTATATCGGACTCATCCTTGGCCAATGCGAAGGACTTCCTGCGTCGCACTAATCGACCTGCATCGCGCTCAAATTGCTTCATCAGCTTTTGAGCGTTAAGCATTCCGTGAGCAAAATCACGGATATCGCCGATTAGCGGCTTGATACCAAACTCAATATTGAGCAGCTCTTCAGCACTATGAGTAAGCATTTCGCTACTCAAGTCTAAAGTGCCTTTCTTCCAGAAGGATGACCCGATAATACGGGGCAAACCCTCACGGTAGAGCTCAATAAGAGCGGTAGCAAGTTCCGCGACATTGTTGGTTGGCTTGACATCGGCTACTACCTGAGCTCCAACTGCATTCAAAACAGCGTCTGTTGACGCCGCAGAAGGAGGAAAGGAGAAGCCGGCCATGCTATGCGGCAGAATAGGCCCACGGTATTCATATCCGTGCTGCCCGTAACCGTCGCGAACTGACGCCCAAGAAAACGAACCGGTAGAAACCTTAAGGTTTCTAACGTAAGTCTTCTCGGAACGAAAGTTCCCACCAATGTCAGAGATTTCGCCGTAATGGCGACGTCTCCAACCAGGATGATTCTCGGACGTAGTTACCTGCGTCCCTTGGAGATTAGATGGAGCCCACACATTTCTTGTCACCGTTTTGGTGTAAGAAGGTGGGGGTGTGGTCTGATCACTCCAGCTAGTCATAATGCCAGCAACGCCATTATATGGCAATGCTCGCCTACGAGTAGCAGTAGTGTTTCGGACCTCTCCACTCGGATCAACCAAGCGCATCAGAGCTCCTCTGGTTCCTGTCCGTATCTCGGACAGATCGCATCCCGAACTGTGCCTAAGGCCCAACCCCCACCCTGCCAACCATTTCTGGCTGACAGGATAAGGGG